CGCTGGGACCACGATCCAATTTTCCGGTTCGGTTCGGCGGCGCTCTCCATCCACGCGGATGACCCGCCCGAACACGATATGGCCTAACACCGATTGATTGCGTAATAGCGCCAGGATGCCGGTCTTGTTCCAGAGGCGCTGGCGTTGCCGTTGCCCTTCTTCGTTCAGTGTGATGGCGATGCCGCGCGCGCCGATGCCTTGCGCCCGCATTTCGAAGATGCGGCGCACAACGGCCGCCTCGCCGGGCAGGACCGCCAGCCGTTTTCGCCGAGGATCGTCGACGGCCGGGATGGCCTGATAGCCGTAGGGCGCCGCGCCCCCGCAGCGATAACCGCTTTGCGCAGCCTTGATCATGCTGCGGCGCGTGTCGGCGGCAATCTGCTTGGAGGCGAATTCGTCGAACAATTCCATGACGCCTTCGGTCAGCCAGCCGCCCTGGCTTTCCCGGTCGATTTCCATGCTGGCGTAAATCAGGGTGACGCTGGCCTTGCTCAGCCGGCGCTTGTAGAGCTGGGCATCCAACCGGTTGCGGGCGAACCGGCTCGTGGACCAGGTGATGAGGTAGGTCGGGGCGTGCGCTTCACAGTAGAGGATGGCTTGCTGGAAGGCCGGCCGGCTGTCGCTTTGTCCGCTGATCCCTTCGTCGGCATAGCTTCGCAAGACCGTCGCGCCAAGGGCCCGCGCTTTTTCCTCGCAGCGTTGCCGCTGGGACTGGATGGGAAGTTCATCGTCGGCTTGTCGGGTCGTGGACACCCGACAGTAGATGACCGCCGTCTTGGGTTCGCTCGAAAAATTCAAAACTGGTGCAGACATTCAGGTACCCACCCTCCCCAGCCGGTACGCATCCATTCCCCGCCGATCCCCCACCCATGGGGTTATGGCCGAGTCAATGCGAGCGAAATTCAAGATTACCCACATTATCATGACTGAATTGTTTAGACTGCGGCCCACCTGTTTCGCTCGCCATTGTTACACTCACACCTTTTATCCAAACTCAAAGCCCTCCATCCGCTTACAGCCTATGCTGGCCTAAAACAAACCCACTCCGGGCTTTGACGGTTAGGCTGCCCATTGGCGAGACGCGCGGCCTAATTGGCTCGTCGGCGCATGATGTTGGCCAGGGCATGGCCGGGGCCGTCCGCCATCTTCCCCAGTGGATTGGCGCGATCCACGGTTTGCATCAGCTTGCGCTGGGCCAGGTGCGTATAGACCTCCGTGGTCTCCGGCTTGGCATGGCCCATCAGCACCTGCCGCACCAACAGATCCACCTCGCTTTCCGCCAGCTCGGTGCCATACAAATGCCGAATGGCATGGGGATGGCACAGGGCCATCGGAAGGTTGGCCTGCTGGCCATAGTCCTGAATCAGGCGACGCACCGCATCCTTGTGCATCCGGCGCTTCTCGCCAAAAAACTGATGCGCGGGCACGGTGGGATTGTTGGTGATGGCAAACAAGACCCGGTCGCCTCCCTCGACCGTGCGGTCCATTTCATCCAGCTTGGGGTGCCCCAAGTAGGCGCGGATCAGCAGCGAACATTCCAGCGGCACGGGCACCAGCCGCTGTTTTTTCCCCTTTTCCTGGAAGCGGATGGTGAGCCGTTCGGTGCCCTTCGAGGTATGCGTCCAAATGAGGTCGCCCTCATTGAGATTCCGGATGCCCGAGGCGCGGCAACCGGTGCCGATCAGCACCGCCAGGATAGCGGTATCGCGCAGCCCCACGAAGGTCTTGATGCCCGGCGTCATGAGCAGCCGCTGCGCGTGATCCAGCGAGAGCGTACGCGGCAAGGGCAGCGCAACTCTGGGCGTGGGCAAGCACGCCGCCGGGTTGTCGTCGAGGACATGCTTTTCGGCCAGCCAGGCGTAGAACCCGCGAATGGCGGTCACGGGCACCTTGCGGCTGATCGGGCGCACACCCTGTTCATGCTGATAGCGGCCGGCGAAATCTTCCAGGGATTCCGGGGTGGCGCTCAGCAAGGTCAGGTCCTGGACGGCCAGGTATTGGCGCAAGCGCCGCAGATGGCCACGGTAGGTCTTGATGGTGACTTCCGAGCGCCCCTTGTTGTGTTCCATGACCTCCAGCCAGCGCTCAATCAGTCGCTGTTCGTCTAGTTCTGAAACAAGTGTACTCGTCGGCAATTTTCGGGCTCCAGGGAGGGGGGAGGCAACAAAACCCGCGCATCCGCGCATCCGCGCATTTTCGGGCGCTGCGAAAATATAACCTGTTGTTTTAAAAAAATATAGCAGGCGCGCAAACGGGGAAAACCACGCGCGGGTTAGCGCTCTCTGGATCTTCTAACCCGCGCTTATCGAAAATACAACAAATCCTAACCCGCGCGTGGCGAATCTCTCTTTCTTTCTTATTCTTCCTTTTAGGGATCAATTAGTTAAATAAAAAATGGCGGGAAGCGGCTGAAAAACAGGGGAAAGCAACCCGCGCGCAAATCGAGGCAACCCGCGCGCAAATCGAGGCAACCCGCGCGCAAATCCGGTGTAACACGCCAGGACATAAACAGGAAGAATCAATAGCTTGCGAAAAAACAACAGCCGATGCGCGGGTTGTGGGGGATGCCTATGCCTCCCAAGAAAACGAAAACGCGGGCGTGTCTCTAAATATGTGCATATTCACGCCCACAAAAAACCCGCCAATCGGCGGGTTCCAGTGTTTATACCATCATTAGTCAGGCAGGTACGCGGGGGTAGCCTGCGGTAACGCCATCCTGGCTCGCGGTAACAAAATTCGTTACCGCGTTTTCCCCCACCAGCGCGGTGATCGGCGCCAGGGCTTCGCGCAATACCGAAGGGAGCACTGCCACTACCTCTCGGTAGACGCGCGCGCTGTGCGATGGAATCCGCGGCGCGCGCAGCAACGACCGCACCCGATCTAGCGCCAGTTCGATTTCCATCGCGTGGAGCAAGGCGGTCTCAATCTCAGATGGGGCATCGGAGCCCTCTTGCGGGGCATCCTTCGGGACAAAATCAGGCCATTGGATCTCTGCGTCGTCAGCATCCGGTTCCGTGGCCATGGTCGGCTCCGTCGCGTTGATCAGGAGATTCTCGGCGTCGGTTGGTGTTTCCTGCTCCACTGGAGCCGGGACCTCTTCCGGGACCTCTTCCGGGACCTCTTCCGGGACCTCTTCCGGGACCTCTTCCGGGACCTCTTCCGGGACCTCTTCCAGATCAAAATCCGGTTCCGTGGCCATGGTCTTTGTGGCCTCCAGTGCTTGGATATCTACTTGAATAGCCGCCGCCTTCAAGAGATGGATCCCTTTGTCCGCGATGCACCAATCGCCTCCGGGGGCCACTGGAGCATTGATGAACCCTGAGGCTTCCAGCCGATTCAGCGCGCTGCTGACTTGTTTGACGGTCAATTCGGTGTGGTCCGCGATCTCTCTGCGTTTATGCAGTGCATGGCGCCCCATCGCGATCAGCACCTGCCGGTGATGTGAGGAAAGATCAATCAGTCTCATGGTCACTCCTCCAGACCGCGCTACGCATGGGAACAACGTCGCCATGGACGCGGCAATGGCTGGTATGGTTGGTAAAGTCGCCCGTGCGGAAGGCATGGGCGGTGACGGGACGCTTACAATGCGGGCACACGTCCCGGGCGGGGAGCAGGGATTCCACCCGGCGCGCCGGGGGAAACGTCATCGGCATCAGGATCGGCAAGGACATTAAGGTCCTTTCGGTCAGCGGGGGCTTCGGGGTAAAGGCCGTACTCGGCCAGCTTGGCGAGGCTCAACGCGATCATGTGGGGCGCGCGTTGGCCGAAAATGGTGGGGTCGGCGCGATCCGCGACGATGACGCCGGCATCGCGCATCTGCTTTTTCAACACCCGGTCGCTCTTGACCGGCATCCCGTCCCAGAGCGCGCGCAGGCCGGGTTTGGTTTTGAGGTGATGGACCATTTGCGACGGCCGCAGGAAAAACACCTCTTGCCCGTCGCTCTCGCCGAACCGGAAGGGGAAGGGATAGGCGTTGGCGGCAATCTCGTTCAGGATGATTTCCACCACCCACACCCACGGTTGCCGACTAGCTTGGGTGTCGGCGATGTGGGAGTTCATCTCTTGCAGCAGGGCGCTGGTGAGCGGAATTTCGTCCATGGGGATGCCGGCGAACTCTTGCAGCAACCGCCAAGCCGTCAGCACGGCCGCGTAGTTCGCCGTCATGCGTTCGGCGCTCTTGTCGGAATCCCCCGCGCGACAGCGGGCGCGGCAGAATTCGAGTGCCTGTTTCAACAGCGCGCGAATTGGCTCCGGTCCCACCCCAGCCAGGAATTCCAGCCAGGGCCGCACCGGGAACGGCGGAAGATCGGCGGGCAGCAGCGGGCCTTTGTCGCGGAACTGCGCGCGCACACTCTTGCCGATGACCGATCTGACGGGTTCTTCAACCGCCTCCCCCATGAGCAGCACCGGCGCGCAGGTGACATATTCGATCTGCTCGCTGCCGCGCCGGCTGACTGAACTCATGTAGGCCATCTGGAGAGTGGCAACCGCTCGGTCGATGTGTTTCTGATCCTGCGCCGAAATCTCTTCCCAGATCACCGGATGACTGGTGTGGCTGGTGGAGGTCACCAACCGATATCCGGTTTCCAGCATATTTCCGGAAAACAGCGTGCAAGCGATGGTGCGGGTCAGTCGTAAACACAAGGTGCTCTTGCCACTATTTTTATCGCCCTGGAGTGTCAGATGTGGCCAAAATCCGCTGACCGCTTTCAGGTGAGCGCCCAGCGCCCAGGTCAGCAGTAGCAGTGCCGAATGATGGCTAATGGTTTTGGCATAGGCGCGAATGACCTTGGCGCCGTCGGCGGGCGTGCCGCCGGGGAACCGCAGGTTGTAATACGGACACTGTTGTTCCGGATTGGTGAAATAGGTGTCCGGGCCTTCATTTACGTGCAGCTTGCCGGCCTTCCAGCACAGCCCGACGAAATTGACCGCATCGCGCTTGCCCAGCGATACGGCGCGGCCCCAGAGGTTGACCAGCCGAAGAAACTGTTGCGGTTGCCAGACCGGCCCGACTTTCTGCCACCAATCGATTTTGTGAAGCCGTTCGAAGGTGGTGACATGGCGGATCAGCTCGTGGCCGTAGTACGGGCTTTGGGTCGTGACCGCGAACAGGGTGCGGGGCTGGTGGTCATCCTCGCCGGTGAGCGCCGACGTGGCGCTGGCAATGTCGATCTTGGCGACCTCCGCAATGCGGAAACCGGCCAGGTCGGTGAATTTCACGGTGTCATTCCCGTCGCGGTCTTGGTCGCGGGTGAACAAGGACGTGAAGTCCTCGCGAACCCGAAAATGGTCGTAGATCGCGAAGTCCGCAGCGGGAAGGAAGATGCGCTTGCGGCCTGGCTCGACCACGCCGGACACACCGGGAATCGCCCAGGGCTGAAACCGTTGCAGCGCCTTGGCGGTGTGTTCCGCGCCGTGGGTGCGCAGCACGTCGTTCAGATCGTCGCCGAAAGCCCAGTCCGCTTGATCGACCAGATGCGCGGCGATCCGCGCGGCGGTCAGCCGCAGATGCAGCGCCCACGTCGCCTCCTGCCCCGCGCGGCGGCCTTGGTCGGTGGGGGAATCCTTGTCCAGGCAAAGCACCACCCGCTTGCCGCGCAGGGGCAACAGGTCCAGGTGCTCGACATTGGGGACGCCCCGCAACGCGAGGGTGGCCCACTGCGTCAGCCGGCCCACGGTGAACGCGCTCTCGGCGGAAAGCGCGTTGATCGGGCTTTCCACGATAACGACGGTGTGTGCGCGGGCGAAGGCGCGCGGATCGGACAGCCAGGGATAGCCGACCTTTTCTCCCTGGCAGCCGGATTTCTGACCGCCGTTGATTTCGGGGTCGTGGTAGCGCAGATCGACCGCGACCAGCCGTCCGGGGTTGGGCGAGCGCACCAGAAACGCGGTGGCCGGGCCACCATGGCCGCGCGTGCCGGGGGGCTTGCTGGGCGAAGTCCAGGCGTTGTAGCCCACGGATTTTGCCTTGATCGCCGCCGCGATGACCTCGGGCAAGATACCGCGCCCAGCGAGGTATTCAGCGGCTGGCGCGGGGTCTTGCAGGCTCTGCGCGGCGATGTGTTCGACCAGGGTGGCGGGCCGGTCCTCGCGGGCCGGGCGGGCGTCGGCCAATCCGTATTGGTCGCGGAGCCAGGTCAGGGCTTCGGCGGTCGTCCCGCCCTGAACGTAGATCACCAGATCGATGACATCGCCGCCCCGCCCGGCGCTGTGGTCGTACCAGCCATCGGGGTATTTTTTGCCGCCGATTTGCAGGGACGGCGACTTGTCCGCGTGGTGCGGACTGCGGTAGTTGCCGTTGGGGTCTGGTCGTTGCAGCCCCAAGCGGGCGGCCACGTCGTGGATGTTGAGTTGCCGCTTGAGATCCTCGATGGAGTTAGCCATGGAGCGCTTCGTCCACCAGGGATTGCGGCAGATGGACGCGCGCGCCGAACCGTTCACGCAGGGCTTGTACGCCGGGGGATTGCAGCAGTTCGGCGGTCTCGGGGGTGTGGGTCTTCACGTATTCCCAGACCTGGCGTTTCGCCGCCGGGGAGAGACTGTTCAAGTCCGCCAGAGGTTTGGCGGGCGGGCGCAGGTTCTGGATTTCCGCCCAGATCCGCCGTCCGTCTTCGGTAGAGCACGCGAGGGCCATGTCAGTATCTCCAGAACAAGCCGCGGCGGAATCCGCGCCGCTGGTAATGCCGCCGCCAGATCCGCGCCCGGTGGCAACGCGCGCGGGCCTGGCGCACGCGCCAGAGGTTCACGGGGCGGCCCACGGGGAAAACACGCGGGGCAGCGAGGAAAAGCCAGGAACAGCACCGCGCTATCCCGAACCACAGGAAGATCAACATCGGACCCCCTCATTCGGTGGTGGGACGGCGGGCTTGGCGTAACCGCGCGAGCAGTTCTTCGCCGAACAGGGTCACCACCATGCGTGGGTCAATGGTGATGGCGTGGTCTGCGGGGAGGTTGGTCTCGCCACGGCGAATGCCATGACGCTGAAGTTCTGGAGGAGGAGGTAGCGGAAGAGGAGTCATCGCCGCGTTCTCCTCGTGGGCATGGATTGATCCTGCTGCCGCGCTTTCTCAATCGCGCGGGCGCGCCCAGTTCGGGCGTTTTTCTCCCAGCGCTGCCCATGAACTCCCAGGTTGCGGAGGGGATGCAGTCTTTTCATTGGACGAGACCTCCCATCCGGTGGATGTAGGTCAGGCCAGCGGATACGGCGGTGTGGAATCGCCGTTCGATCTCGATCTGTTCGGGGGCGGTGACGCGCCGATCTTCAAAAGCCTTGGCGATAGCGTGATGGACTTTTCCGGCCTGGTCTTGCCAGTGGGCGTAGAGCGTGAGCAGCTCCACGTCGGAGGGAGGTGGCGTGTCCATGGGCACGAGGATGTAGCCCAGGGCCTGCGCCAGGGCGGCCAGGATGCGATGGTCGCCGGTGATGAGTTGGAGGTGAAGCGCCTCTTGCAGGCTGAGTTGGTTGGCCCGCTGGCGCGGGTTGGCCTTGTTGGACAGGATTTTGGGGGAGAGACCGAGTTTTGGCCCCAACCGAGTGGGACCGCCGTTGTCGCGCACGGTGTCGAACACCGCCCCCGACAGGAGTGCTGCGTCAAAAGACATGATTTTGCCCTCACGATCATGATGACGTGCGGGCGCTGGCTCTAAAAAACCGTATGCGGTTAGTTAGCAAATCGTTATGATTTGCCACGATGAGCAAATAGGTGGTCTGACGAAGCCAACGCCCATCCGGTGAGGTTCTCCACGCAGTCATCCGCCAAGATAAAGTGCGTGGGGAAACCTCATTGCCCTCAACTGGCGCGGTCGATGATGTCCTCCTGGAACGGCGCGCCGAGATCGTCCGCAATCTTCCTGGCCAAAAGGTGCAGCACATTGCGTTCGGGTTCGGAATCCGCCTGTTTCTTCGCCCGCAGAACGGACAGCAGATCGCGAACGCCGGGCTGTTTCTGGACGACGGCTTTCCCCTTCTTCGCCAGGATTCCGAATTCCATCTCGTAGGCGTCGATCAGGTCGTCCCACTCTGCTTGTTTTGCGGCTAGAAAATCCGCTGTTGGTTCGTTGCCCTGCCCTCTCACACTTTCAGGATTGACAGTGTTGAGGAAAGCGGCGACGCGATCTAGGCGGATACAAATCATCTCTCGGCGTTGATCTGTACCCCTGATCTGTACTGTACAGGTTCCGAGACGATTGGTTAGATATGGCCCGGAAACCTTCTTACTTTGGCGGCTCCACTCCAGGCCAAGGCTTTCGACAAGAGGTTTCAACGGGATGACCTGTCGCCCTTGCTCGTCGGCCCCGACCGGAAGCAACGCGCCGGCAAATTCAAGGTTGATGCGAACGGCTGATCGTTTGTTCACTCGATTTTCTTCGTGTGGCGTTTTAAACAGAATGGTCAGAATGGCGATTATTTATCCAAGCGTCTCGGAACCTGTACAGGGCCTAGCCCCGGCGCAAATATGAGGCAAATGACCCTCGTCCGCATGGATAGAGTCGCTTCATTTTTAAACACCATCAATCCTGAATTGGTCTCCCTGCCTAGCCCGTCAAGGGTGTGCAACGGATGCACCCCCATCCCCTCTCATGGGATTGGTTTTCGGGTCTCTGATTTTTTCTTGCAGCACCCGAGTTATAAAGTTAGACCGACTCCTTCCCTCCCCCTTCGCGAGCCGGGTCAGCTCGGCCAAATCGTTAGGCGTTAGCATCGTTCTGATGAGTGCCCCGTTCCGCTGATTTCTGCATTTCATCTCGCTCATGTATGCTCCTTCTTGGTTGGTTATCGGATGGTATCCAAAAATTTATCGATGAACAAGCAATATGTCGAAATATTTCGACTCGCCAGTTACGGCCAGAATCAATTTCCTGCGCGGTGACGATGGCTATTATGGCTGGGGGCGTTCGGTTGGCTGGAATGACGGCATCATCAATAGCGTATTCCGGCGCCAACAGGTACCAGGTCCCCGCGATCTCGCTCTCCTGGCCATCGCCGAGCGCGTCAACCTCACCTGGCTCCTGACGGGGGAAGGCCCGCCGTATCTGGTGTTGCCGCTGCCGGAACTGCAAGATTTGGTGGTCGATGGCAGCGCCAACTACTACCTGTTCCCCGCGTCCGATGGCATCCCCCCGCCGCTGGTTTGCGTGCGCCACGTTCTTCCCGCGCCCGACGCGCCGCCCATGCCCGCGAGGCGGATCACGGTGTACAGCGGGACGCTTGGCGAACTGATGCGGGCGGTGGATTGGCTCGGCTGGAAGGGCAAGCCGATTTATCTCGCCCAAGACCCCGACGGCGCGGCTGCGCGGCTGCGCGCTGGGCTGCTCGGTAATCGGGCGCTGATCGACGACGGGAATGGGTTGTTGGAGGGGCCATTGTTGGTCGTCAGGCCGGATGAGCGCGCGCCCCATCTGGTGACTGACTCCCCCAACCACTATCTGACCGGGCCAGCGCTCCCCGAGGAGGAGCGAGAATGGATGATGCGCTGGCGCGAACTGACCGACGAGCAACGCGCGGCGCTACTCCTGATTGCGCGGGGGCTGGTCCGGGGCGCATAAAGCTTGTCGCGCACAAACAGCACCACGGTGCGCCACAACGCAGGTTGCGGTGAACTCATGAGCCACAAATCGGCTCATCGCCCGCTGAGTCACCATCGAAAAGCAAAGTCTGTCGCTGCGCTTCCTCAAGACGGCGACAGGCTATCTCGAAATACTCAGGGTCAATCTCCACGCCGATGAACTTGCGCCCGGAGGTCACGCACGCAACTCCCGTGGACCCGCTCCCCATGTAAGGATCCAGCGCGGTCTTGCCGATGCCGACGCGGGCGGTTTCCAGGCACCAGCGCATCAATTCCACCGGTTTCTGACTGGGATGGACGCGGCGAGATTTTCCGGCAGCATCCTCACCAGATCGGGTGATTCCTTTCCAGAAATGACGATAAATGCAGCGCGAATTCCTTCGATTCATCCACGCAAACTCGGCATCAGTAAATAGATCAGCCGCTCCCATCCCGCAACTTTTGTCCCATACTAATAGCATCCCGCCTTCCGGTAATCGCGTTTTGTAGTGATTAGCGCCCCACAGCAAAATTGGTTTGTCGCCAGCTAACTCAATCCATGGAGCAGGATCAAACGGAGCGTCATCGCCGTGGATTGGCTTCTTGTTGGTATTGGCTTTTACTGGGGAATAGCTCTTCCCAAAATTATGCACATACCCAATCCCATACGGCGGGTCACTGATCACCGCGTCCACCTGGTTTCGGATCGCAGGCAACAGCGCCAGGCAATCGCCCAGATACAGCGT